TATTGCTGTGGTACGCATATAGCACCCCCGCAGTGTAGTGGATGAGAGGAATGACCCCTGACGGGTCGGCTATTAGATTTGCCTCAAAGATCTTGGGTGTTCTGTGCTCAATCTCTAGAACATCATCCCTCTTCAGTCTAGAGACGAGAATCTCGTGTTCGTTATCCTCATGTGAAAGCAGGAACATGGTGGCTCTACTTGAGATGAGTTTCTTCATCTTTAAGTATGTGTAGATTGAGCCAACGAATCCTGTATCTACGAACATGCTTCTGCCTGTGATCTTTTGCTTTGGCTTTGTCTCTCTATTGAGCGTTGGTAGGTATAGAAACCTAGCCCCATATCTCTTGACCAGGAGATACATAACGAATGCATCTCTACCGCTCAGGAGTATCTTTTGTCCTGTTCTTCTAGACATTCTGGTGATAAGTCTCATTGACTTATGAACCAGATCATAGTGGTACATCCCGTGAAGTGCTTCATATCGCATTACACGGTAGGAGGGTGCTTCCTTTTGTTTCTCTCTTGCGAGGATTATTTGTTCTTGCAGCAACGCTTTGTTGTGTTCTGTTTGCTGTTCTTTATATTCAGGATGGCTCATCCTTAGTTCTATTGGATCAGTCCACCACATATCAATGAGTTGCTTTACCTCTCTTTCTGCTGCCTTGAGGTATTTAGCAACATCATTTTGATCATGGTTTACATAGTCATACAGTTTGCTATTTGATGATAAGTATGGGTTGCTTTCTAAAATATTGGAGAAGTTCATGTGTTGTGCCTTTAGATTGGTACTAGTCCATATGCGCCCATGATCCGTACTGGAATGTCATATGCTTTTGCAATTCTAAATGCCATTCCTGTGCCACCCATTACATTGATAACTTCGCCCGATAGCATCATTCTTTCTGTCGGAGCCCACAAAACTACATGCTTACAGTATGCTTTTAGCGAGTAACCTAGCACCACCATTGCATTTCTACCATGTGCTTTTCTGACCCATGGTGAGCACTTATGCCATGCAGGGTGGAACTTAGATGCTAGTTCAATTGCTTCTTCTGTGGCCTCGTCTGGTGTAAAGATTTCTGCTAGTCCGCCAGCCCTCACTGCTCCTGTTGCGAATGCTGTGTCTGCTCCTATTGCCCCACCAGAGCGAAGTACCCATCCTTCTTCCGCCATTTTCTTTGCGTAGTTTCGCATTCGCTCCTGTATATTCAATGGGGTTTTTCTTGAGCCTACTCCTGCATACCATTTACTTCCCATGTCTCATTTCCTTTCTCTGTTGTTCAATGTAGTCAATGATCCATAGTGCTCCACCTTGCACCATTTTGTTTCCGTAAACGTAGTAGTGAGTTAGCGGTAGGGTACTGTTCTTCAGTTTTTCTGCCATGTCTGGACGTATCATCAGTTTAATGTCTATGGCCTTCTTAATCTTTGCGCGAAATTCTGTGTCTGTATGCTGTAGGACTCTGGGCAGTGAGCGTCCAAGTTTCTTAGCTGCAAATCCATGCAACTTACGAAACCTGTAGTCTCCAATACCTAGCCAGTACCAGTAGCCTTCGATGCTGGCGAAGTCCCCATCCTCGCAGGTGAATGGCTCATATGTCCAGTTACTGAGCCATTTGCCTAACTCTGTCTTAGCACCTGAGTAGATGTTCAGGTGAGTCACCCCGTCCTCATGTGGCAAGTAGCCCATGTACCCCTGTCTCCTCTCAAGCGCACAGCGTTAGAAGGAACGGCACACGACACGAACAACTTACAGACAGAGCAGGTAGGCAACACGTAATGACAGGGCCGCCCGCTGGTCGCTTTTCAAAACAAGGGCGGCAGAGGTCTTTAAGCCTGATATTTTTTCCATATACGCGGTTTCGGCGCGCATATATATACCTGGACTTTTATCTGTGCGTAGACCTGGAACTCCGGTCCCGCGCTGACGGTGGGTGAGGGCTGCTGGATGTAGGTACTGCGTTGGACTGTGGCACTGTCTTGTTTGTAATCTAGTTAATGATTCATGCGCCAGCATGAATCCGTAACTAGTGCTGTTCACGTATCAAGTCCGCATAAAAAATGCGGCCAGCCTATGGTAGCGCTGACCGCACGACCGCACCGGCTTACCAGTCAAGATGCTGGTAAGTCTTAATAAATGCGGTCAGGTTACTGCGTGAACTACCGAGTGAAGCGACGGCCCTTCCAGCCGTCGATGCAGATGCAGGTGCAGATGCACGTGAGGAGCATGAGGCCGCTACCCACGATGACGTCCGACGTGGTGAGGTACGGCAGCGATGCACCGAGCAGGGCCAGAAGCACGATGCCCTGCACGAGGAATGCGAGGCCGAGCCATGCCCATGCCGTTCGCATCACAGCACCGCCACGTTGCTCGGGTGCTCGTTCTCGAGCTGCAGCACGATGAAGCGGTCGTCGAGGTACTGCTTCATCAGCTTCTTCACCTTGGAAGCGGGGAGCTGCGCGCTGCCAGTGCCGATCATCGGGAGGACGATGCCCTGCCACCCCTGCTTGTCGGCCTCAGCGACGAGCTGCTTCAGGCACTCCTCGATCTGCTCGAGGGGCACCCCGCCGTCGTTCTGCTGGTGCCAGGTGTTCTTCGTCATGATGCCCACGCGGTCGAAGCCGAGCGTGTTCGACTTCACGACGAAGATCCTGCAGCTCCCCTGCCGGTGGGTGATGAGCTGGCCGAGCAGCGCAGCCAGTCCCGAGAACTGCTTCGCCGCCCAGCGCGCCGTCCCGACGCCCATCACTGCCTCGCCGGGCATGCCAGCGTTCACGCCCGTCGTGATGCGGCGGACGCTTCCGTTGCACGAGAAACACACAGCGTCCAACTTGAGGCCCGCAGCCGCTGCGATGCTGGTCGCGTTCTGCAACAGACCCTTGATGAACCTCATGCGGTACTCCTTTGCGTTGATGTTGCATTCACTGCGATCACTTCTATGTCCTGCGATCAACGTGTCTACTGCGCTCCATGTTGTTGGGGCTGAGGTATGTACTGCAGCGGCAGTGTTTCTACCGCGTGTTGGTCACGATCCAGACGCTCACCTGCCACTCACTCACAGCAATGCTGCGAATGAGCAGAGCAATCCGAGCATCTCCTTGTTCCTCATACTCTGCAGCGATGAGGAAGAGGTCGAGCATCCGCTGTGCGATCTCAGTCCTGATCTCACGGTCGGTCATCACTGACCTCAGTAGAGATCTGCTTCTGTTGCGTCGCACTCGGAGTATAGCATGTCCTCTTCCGTACGGATGACACCGAGCTGTTCGAGTGACGACATGGAGCCGACGTCGATGTTGTCGATGGCATCCAGCAAGATGTTCGATGCCAGCATCTCATGGGCTTCTGTGAAACCCATTGGGACCGTAACGCCAGTGCGGTGCGCGAGCTGAGCAGCTTCCAGAGCCTCGACCATGCCCTCGTTCTCGTTCCAGCTCTTCACGAGGAAGGTCGGCCAGGTGATCTGCACTCCGGGTGCCGCGACGGTCACTTTGGCGACGGGTGAGCCGTCACGCTTGGAGCGCAGCACAAGCGCCACCTGCTTCACGTTCGCGTACGCACCGATGTACACGTTGCAGATGAAGCCCATGAAGCGCACAACAACGTCAGGGATCAGCAACATAGTTACCTCATCGGGAGGACGCTAGCACGCTCTAACGTAGAGAGTGAGGCCGCTCCCTTCGCCTGATCAAAGAGAGCGGCCACAGGTCTTAAAGTCTTTATGATTCTTTATGCAATCGTCTTTAAGTAGGTATCACTATGTTACTTATACTATTAAGATAGTATTGGATCTTAGTGTTAAGTCCGGATTAACGTACAACTATTACGTGTATATACTAGATAACTGTAGTATATATACTATATATAGATATATTAATACGTATAACTGTATTCCCCTGCTTATAAGTAGGGAATAGAGTTAGTATGTCTCCCCCACTCTACATGTTCTTGTCTTGTTTGTAATGTAGTAGTTCTTTACTGCAACTATGTAGTACTCACTCACCTACACAGTGAGAAGAAGTGAGTGAGAAGTTGAGACTCTCGCATGAAACCCAACGGGGGGGATATGCCCCGCGCCACAACTCCTTATCTCCGTTTAGACGCCGTACAAATCTTCTACGCGCGTGCGAGGCCGAGTCTCTCCGATATAGGATCTTCTTGTTGGATCACTAAAGCGTGGGTACCAACTCGAGTCCTCAGAGACATATCTTGTTAAGAAGTCTGCAGTAAGGCGAGTCTCATACAAGAGCCCATATGGGTCATACGGTCGGTTAATCGCATCATACTCATCATAGAATCTAATATCCTCAGGGATGAAGCCATGGTGGGCTATCCAGTCATAAATAGCCTGTGCAGCTATGTCTCTGTCCTCCTTGGTCATATCTATCCTATGATCTCTTGAGGAGTAGACGTAGACAGTATGCCTCATCCTCTCGTAGGGCCATGGACCGCTAGTATTACTTGCCATCACTCTTAAATTTAATGTACTGGTCAATAGTCATTTCCATGACAAGGGCTCCCTTAGAGTTCCAGAACCCCAACCACCCTGGCCTAGTCTCTTCTATCCTATCTATTGTAATCTCTCCTAGATCTCTTGGTTTTATTTTTGAGACTCTCTTAATTGCCTCATCTAGTTGGTCTAGAGTGAAGGTATCGCTCATAGGCTACTCATTCTCTTTTACTTCCAAGTATATCCCATATGCTTCAAGCATTGGTAGTACACCAGTTAGGCACTCCATAGCACACACCTTACAGAATGGTAGACCACCAGGAATAACAAGATGAGTAGTAGCGCCATTATTCCACGTACAATTAACTACGTCATCAGAGTAGATGCGAACCATCCTCCCCTTATACCAGAAAGCATGAGTGCCATTACATACATGGCACCTCTCCTCAGGCCTTGCTACTGTTGTCATGGCTCGAGATCTCTCCTGGTTGAGCATAGGCTACATATCCACCCACCCCCAACATCTCTCGATAAGACTACTGGTTCTGCGTCATGGCAGATCTTGCACCACTTTGGCTCCTCAGCCCCAAGGCTAACAGTCTCAGTCTTCGACTGGGGTTCTGCCACCTCTGAATTCTCTGCCACTCTCCTCTTGTTCCTTAGACTCTTGTTCGCCACAGTATCCTCCGCATTGGACCTTAATCGTTGTAATGCTGCTGCACTGAGGGCACCATATATGATAGACGTGTTGATCATGCTCTACGACCTCAACCTTTACTGGGAAGTGTTTCCTTAGCCATAGTGCAAGGTCGCACTCCCCTATCACGCACTCCCTGTACAACGCATCTCCACCACACTTCCTACACACACACTTGTCTGGTTCTCTTCCTTCCCATCCAGACATGTTGCTTAGTTCTTCTCCCGAATTGACTTTACGATATTGAAGTTGCTCTCTAGGATAGCTCCAAGATATATCGCCCCAACGTGTGTTATAACCAGAAGCAGAGTCAAAAGTATTGTCATGTATACCCTCCTTGTAAGTTAGTACTATTTTCTTTTCCCGCCTAAGTAAACTTCCATTAATCCTGCCACGATAAAGGCTACAAAAAACATACCAGCCAGCAGAAAGAACCCCCACACTACTGCACCAACCAGCGGTCATCGCGCGGAGCGCCGTCTTCTGTAGCAGCCGGGGCAGATTTCTTCTCGGCATATCTCCCAAGCTCTTCCTTCGCCTCTTCAATGTCTGCCCAGGTGACATACCTCCCAGGCGCCTTTAAATCGTCTCTAAGGCACGATCTCTGCTCAACCCATACCGGGATACCACTTGGGAGGAGATCGTGGCTTGTAGAGCCTCCTGTGGCCTCAGGGACCCATTCTGTGGCGCCCTCATTACCCAATATAGCTCCTCCTGAAATCTCCCCCACCTCTGGAACGGGCCTCTCGTCTGATAGTCTCGAGATAGCGAGCCCCACCTGATCGTGTAGCTCTTTGTCGAATCTCATTTGCGAGCGCTTCCTTGAAAGACCTGTAAGCCTCTTTCTCAGTCTCCCCATCAAGATCTGCATAGTCATATACATATTCAAACTCCTCATTACAAACGTAGCACCTGGTCCTGTAGGGGCGGAATACCCCATGGCACCGTAGGCAAATGATATGCTCTCCTGTCTTTAGGCCACGCACACTCATAACTACGCTAACAGTAGTGGTATGGAATATATTCCAACTATATATTGTTGTCCAGTGTGAAAGGAGGCGCTATGCCAAGAGGACGTCCAAAGAAATCTACCACATCTGGTAGCACTGCACAGGGGGCACCACAAGATATAGATAGGTTCTCAGATGAGCAGTGGATGGTGTACCAACTAATGACTACACTACTTGAGGCTAGGGTTAAGTCTGGGAGCGTTCCTACAGGCCCAGCCCTTAGGGAGATTGTAGACACGGCAAGGGTAGCCATCTCTTACATTAGGGAAAAGGTATAATGAGCAATACTAAAATAATAAAAAGAGGAAAGGTATCATCTATAAAAAGTAATAAGAGGTATGAATACAAGGAGAATGAAGAGACCCTAGCCCCAGAAGATTCAGCAGAATTGGAGGAAGAAGAGTTCCTAAAGGCAATGATTACAACCTCAAAACTTATGGGAGATGTGGAGAATAACAGTATTAGGAAATTAATTATATTCCAGAAGAGAGACGGGAAGTGGGATTACAACTATGTAAATCTCAAAACACCTGGAGAGATTATAGAAGCCTTAGCACCGCTATGGCATGCCGCCAGAACAGCGCTATCTGTGGAGGATGAGTATGACTACTAAGAATGAAAGATATGAGGGCGAGCTACCACTTGGCTTTATTAGGATACACCCATCTAACGATCTTGGGCAGATCATACTTCGTGCTAATTGCATCCACAGCGTTCTCGAGGGGGTCGAGGGCGCTGGGCTGATCAACCTAGATGGTGGAGCGGTAGTTGAGTTTGTTACAATTGTTATTGGTGTTATGGGTGGTAAGAAGTTTCAGTTTAAGGTATCAGATTCAACTGAGGATATTCTAGACCAGATACACAGAGCATCTCGTTATATCGTGATGGATGTTGAGAAAGTTGATGACGTTGTAGAAGATAAGTACGAAACAGACCCAGAAAAGGTGAACTAATGGTAGAACAGGATAATCTTGGACATGTTGATACACCAGGTACAATGGGAGTATCCGGTCAGGAGTCTGAACATATGCGAGAGATGTATGGTCTCTTGCGATATGCAATAAAAACATTCCCATGGGATCTGCAGATCGGTCTTACAAATGTCACTACTTTTGATTATGGTAGGAAGAATGACAAGAGGCCAGCGTACATAAAACAATTTGTACCTGATGATTGGGTAAAGAACATGACTGGGGACACAGGCAAGACAAACCTATACCTAACTATCATGATCCCAAGAGACATTGTAAATAGGTATGAAGATAGGGAAGAGGCTAGAGATCCTATTGTTGTAATCACAGACCCAGATGGCTCTGTTGTAACAAAAGATGATCCATATGCATCTACAGACACGGTTGCAGAACAGAATACCTAACTGTAAGTACACATGCACAAGTTGTGGGTGTAACTTTGAGGTTAGTAGGCCAAGACCAGAAACGTGTCCAAGATGTAGTAGCTTTTATGTGAAGTGGATAAATCACAAGGAGGTCCTTAGGGCGGTTAAAGCATTGGGTTGACGTACAAAAGTTCTCCTGTAAAATTAGCATGTGGCTACCTTTATAGCTGCATGCTAATTTTTTTATAGGAGAAAACTATGGCTACAGTTGCAACTAACATTACTGAGAATAGCTCTAAGGCTGCGCTACAGCGCCTTAATAACTGGCGAGCTCTAAACCAGTCACGACTCAGTGGTCCGTATCTTATGCAGTTTGATAAGACCCTGACTGCCGCAGAAAAGGCAGACTTTGATGCCTCTGGTGACTTCCTAGAGTTCTTCACATTTCCACAAAATACATACCTAGCACATGCTAATGTTACTGTCCCAGACATGGACAGCAACGGCGCACCTCAGATCACCCTAGACCTTATGGCTGGGTCCGCTGTTCTTGTCAACAACGATACTGCTGGGCAGGCTGGTGGAGATGTTAACTACGATGGTCCACTAGTTGATGTATCTGGAGATGTATTTAAACTAAAGATTGAGACGGTTGCTGCGACAGTCCCGGCTTCATACTCAACTGGGTTCTCCGTCCTGGCACTAGTCTACGTCGGTTCACCAGTCGTAATAGCATAATATGTCTATAGTAGCCCCCTCGACTAGAGCAAGAGCGGTCCTGCCTTTCCCGGCGCAGGTTGATGCTGTTCAACTTGCAACGGCTAGTGCAGAGACATATACAGTTCCTGATGGTACAGATCTGATAGTGGCTATAGCAGATATTCTCTGTTATGCTAGAATATCTGGTACCGCAACAGTACCAGCAGGAGATGTGGCAGATGGAACCGCATCGTTTCCTCTGCCCGCTGGGGTCCCAATGGAGTTTACCGTCCCGCAGGGTGGTGCTCTCTCAATAATAAGAACAGGCGCTTCTACCGCTACGGTAGTAATCGCTAGGTACTCTCGATAAGGAGTTAATATATGGCTGGATGGACTAACAGAGGTAAGGCACGTTGTCTAGGTGGGTGGTTCCAGGCTACCAGCGTTCCTACCGTATTTTACATGGCGCTTGCAACTTCTGCAGTTGCGCCGACCGCTGACACTAATACATGGTCAGAACTAACACAGATTGCTACTGGGAATGGGTACACCACAGGTGGGTACTCGCTATCCAGGAATGCTACGGACTTTGACGTTGGCCCAACTGAGGTAGACGCCTCAGACTATGCATATATCCAAATAAAGGATATTGTATGGACCGCTTCTGGTGGCAACCTGCCTGCTAGTGGTAACGGCGCAAGGTACGCCGTCCTGACCGACGACAACGTGACTGAGGGATCAAGAGACGTCTTAGCATTCTTTGACCTGTCATCTGACAGGACTGTATCTACGGGACAGACCCTAACGCTACAGAACTGCGAACTCAGACTAACTGAGTAAAAGGTAGGCTAACATGCCTACCACGACAGGCTGCACCACCGTCCCGTGTGCGAATTCGTGGCTCGACCACTTCTTTAATGTTGGTACATGGACAATGCCTACCACATATCTGGGGCTGCTTAGCGCAGCCGCAGATAGTGGTACGTATACAGAGGTACACACTCCAGGACTCCTTGGGTACGCAAGAGTAGCCTTAGGGACAGGCGGTAGCTCTAAGTTCGGTACGGCATCTCTGGGGAATTCAACTAATTCTGCTGGGTCATTCGTATTTACACCATCTAATGGAACGTGGACAAATGCTGCATCGTACTGGGGAATCTTTAATGCATCATCTGGTGGCACACTGCTATTCTATGGAGCGATAGAAGCTTATGGCCTTCCACTGTCACTAAATGATACTCTAACAATCCCTACAAACTCTATAAACTTCCAGAGAGATACTGGATCGTTTATGAATAATAACTACTGGAATATATTTTGGAATCACGCCCTTGGTAAGGCGTCGTACACAACTGGGACAAAGTATATAGGACTATGGGACGGCGACCCAAATGGGGCTGGAGTAGAGTCAGAGACTGCTGGTTCTAATGGGTACGCTAGGCAGACCGCCCTCATGAACTCTGCAACAAATGCTTTAGCTGACAACTCAACGGCAAGGACGTTCGGAGCTGCAACAGCCGCTTGGGGGGTTACTGATTATTTTAATATATTGTCCGCGTCTACTGGTGGAACTGCGTATGGTGGTGATGCGTGGGACACTTCTAGGACTATTGCAAATGGGGACTCCGCACAGATAGCAGTACAAGATCTTGTCGTGGTGCATAGCTAATGGCATTCCCGGCAGAGAGGGCGTTTACTAGTAATAATTCAGGTGGTAACGCCACCTCACACTCTATATCACTTCCTACGCATGCATCTGGAGATTTGCTGCTAGTATGGTTTATCGCCGATGGATCTCCAACAGTATCTGTAAACACTGGGTCATCTTCTTCTGGGTGGGCAATACAGAAGCAAGGAGCAAATCCTGGTGGAGATGTGACTGGAGCTCTTGTATGGAAGATTGCAGCAGGAGCATCAGAAACTTTAACACTTGATACAGACGCAAACGAGGGCTCGGCCCACTACTCTGTTTCAATAACTACTGGCACGTTCAAAGCATCAAATCCATTTGAAGGATATACAATATTCAATTCAAATGATGCAACAAGCCTTGGCTGTTCTATGCCGTCTCCGAGCTGGGGAAGCGCTGATAACCTGTGGTATTCTTTCCATGGGTGGGACGGGAATAGGGATTTAACAACCTGGCCTACAACACAAACAGACAGCCGTTCTTATAGTCGGTGGGCTCAAGCAAATGGATGTGGAGCCGCCGGGTCTTCTGATGAGCAGACAACAGGCACATATAGCGGATCAACTACACTAACCATAGACTCGTCAGATACCATGATTGCGTACGGCGTTGTAATACAGCCGTACTCAGCAGAGACATGGGCGCTTGATAACTCTGGTACTACTGGAACAAACAGGGGAGACGCCACATCGAATGCTAGCCTTAAAGTTCTTATGTCTGGCGCTGCATTTGCTGTTAGATCCGCCGGAGCAAATACACAGGCACCAACTGTTGTTCTTGGGTCAATATCTAAAGACTTTGCTGGGGCTGGTGCAAATGCAGGAGCCAATACACAAGCACCCACTGTTTTGTATGGAAGCACTTCGGTAACTCCTTCTGAGGTTACTGCTGGAGCGAATACTCAGTCGCCAACTACTGTAGCGGGGTCACTATCGTTTGACTTTGCTGGCGCTGGAGCAACTGCTGGCGGAGCAGTAGTAGACCCAACAGTAGACATAGGCTCTGGTAATATAACTGTCGAACCAGCGGCTGTAACTGCTGGAGCAAATACTCAGGCTCCGACAGTAGTGCTTGGATCTCTTGCTCCCACGATAACAGAGATAACGGCTGGGGCAAATACTCAGGCTCCGACAGTTCTGTATGGCAGTACACTGGCAACGCCAACAGAGGTTACCGCTGGCGCGGCCACTGTTGCTCCAACTGTCATTTATGGAAGTGATACAGTTACTCCTGCTGAGGTAACTGCTGGAGCAAATACACAGAACCCAACCGTACTATATGGGTCTACATCTATAGATAATGTTCAATCAGCCGCAGGGTCTAATACTCAGAATCCAACGGTAGTACTTGGTAACATATCTATAGATTACGACGGGGCTGGGGCAAGCGCTGGGGCTTCTGTTATAGACCCAACAGTGGAGGCTGGCGGTAACATAACGGTTACTCCAGCGGCTGTGACGTCTGGGGCAAACACACAATCTCCAGTAGTTCTATATGGATCTGTTTCGGTCAGCAATCCAATTGTTGCGGCAGGAGTAAACACTCAAGATCCAACAACCATACTAGGTTCTCTTGTCTTTACTGATATAGCATCTGCAGGAGCTGGAGCAATAGATCCGAGCGTAAACTTTGGTAGTATAATAGTTTCTTCGGCAACAGTAACCGCAGGAGTAAATACACAAGATCCTACACTATTCTTTAGTTCTGATACGGCTTCGCCATCTGCAATAGCTGCTGGAGCAGCAACATCTGTAGGAGCGATCTTACTGTCTTCCATGTCTGTAACTCCAGCGGCAGCTTCTGCTGGGGCGACCGCAAGCATAGAGCAGGCAGTAGCGGGATCTCTAAGCTTTACAGAAATATCCTCAGCAGGGGCTCTGTCTTCAGTTGGGAATGTATTTGAATCAAGCATAGTAGTTTCTCCATCCGCAGTATCGTCTGGTGCAGCTACATCTGTAACTGTTATACAGTCTTCTATGACAGTCTCTCCGTCTGTTATAGCAGCAGGATCTTCTGCTTCGATATCTTCTGTTGTTCTTGGTGGCTTAGCACTAACCCCGCCTATTGCATCTGCTGCAACATACTCATCTGTAGACATTGGCGTATTTATAGAGCCATCTAATGCAAGCGCTGGAGCAATAGCATCTATAGCCGGTGTTGAGCAGGGAGAGATAACAATAGTCTTGGGCGGAAGGATATGGACGCACCTTGGTCTAATCCGAAGGGGAGCTACCGCCTTGACGTCAGCAACTGGTGAATGTTACTCTGATGTAACAATAGATTACGCTAATTCTGGAGCTAATGCTGGTACCTCAGCAAGCTACTTACGAGTAGGAACAAACCTACAAATTGCAAAGAGCTTGGAAATATATGATGAATGATCTTCTTGAACGTATTAAAGGGCTTCCTTTACAGAAGCAGCGTATAATCTTTATACTTGGTAACATAGCAACGCTACTTGGTTATGTTGCTGCTTTGAATGAGTGGAGTGATGGGATAAAGCCTGGATTCATTGGAGCTTCGCTCGGAGGATTTATTTGGAACTTTATAAATTATCTATTGGGGAGACCAATAGACAATGTATCGAAAGGCGAGGCAGATGATGAGTAGCTGGGGAGGAGCGGAAGGGTTATTTCTTATAGGATGCCTTGTGTCGGCAGGGCTAGCATCACTCGGTTGGTGGGCTAAGAAGCTCGACAGAAGGGTTGATGACAAGGTGGATAGATCTCAGTTTGATGACTTTAGGGTTGGAATGACAAAGGAATTTGAAGCCCTCCACAGAGAGCTGAAAGAGAGAGATCATATTGTTAACCAAGTAAATGTTTCGTTAGCAGTTCTTATGGAAAAAGTATCACGAGTAGAAACATTCATAACAAAGGAGCTTCCTCGTGGCTAAGGCTAGAATAAAGCAGTACCTCGAGGTGATTACCTCGACAGGCAGGAAACAGGCTGGTAAAGAATTTTCATTCTATGATATTGAGCTTACTGGAGATGGCAAGTGTGATATTAAAGAATACAACGATATATCATCTTACGGATCTCCTGTGCCTATTTTTTATGCATCAACAGACGGACCAATAACCCCAGGGAATGCGCTGTTCGTTGCCGTGCTCGCTTCTAAGGATGGATTCCTTGGAATTGATGACAACCTAGTTAATGCAAATACATCAATAATTCCCGTAAAGGCTGGAGTATGGACATACATAGGTGGTGGACTTATTAAGACTGAAACAGGGATCGGTACATCTTGGAATAGGCTCACAGAGTCAGACGTACAATGGAACACTATGTACTACATGTGCGCCACAGACGAGCTCGCTGATATAACTGTGGTCGGTGTGCAGTAATGAGTAAATATAATATAGATGAAATAGTAGAAAAGATGCTCGAGCATGCAGACAAATACCCAGAGCTAAAGCTTTATGCAGAAGGATTAAAGAATCTTGATAGAGCATCAAAAAGTACTGCTACATTGACAAAAGATACAAAGAGTACGAAAATAGGAAAGAATACTGAATCTGGTCCTGGGGTTAGTTTAATCTCTGAGCCAATTGGGAAAAGTGCTGTAGAAGTTTTAGGCGGGAGTTAAGTTATGATGATATCAAATGCTACACAACCAACGTTTGGCGGAGGCGCGTCAGGCTGGGGCTCTATGCTAGATAGGATAAGAGCTTCGATGGGCTATAGCATGCCCACTGGTCCTGGTGGTGGAAATCCTAATGAAATGGCTCTTAGAAGGAGAAATGGTCAGCGTGGACTAGAAATGTCTGGTCGTGGTGACTCAAGGTTTTCTGCTGCTCCTCCAATGTCTGCACCGGCTCCTGTAATGGCAAGTGGTGGTGGTCTAATTGGGCAAACAATGGCACCAGCCGGAACAACCCTGTCGCCTCAAATAATGGAAATGCTAAAGAGGAGAGGGGCTATGCAACTTGGTGGAGCGCCAACGGCGTATGCGATCCCAGATGCAGTAAGAAGTTTTAATCCAACATTCATGGGCATGTCGCCCACTAGGTAACTGGAGATTATTATGGCAAGATTTATTAATACAGGAACTTCAATCCCATCTTCGGCTGAGAAGCCAGTGCAGAAGTCTGCAAATTTTGGTGGGTCTGATCAGATGATAACTAGTGCTAGCCCGCTTGGTGGCTTCAAGGCAATGCATCCTGGTTCTATGGAGAAGCAGGGTGGGCCTGAGGGTCCGAGTGGAAAGGGTCCACTTTCAGACACAGGGAGAATGAAGACTACTTCATTTAAGTAATTTTGGCATATAAAAGAGCGCCTAAGAATCCGAGATCGAAGCGCTCTCCACTGTGGAACAAAGAAACACTGAAGGAAGATTTAAGCAGGGGCAAGGCAACACTAACATCAATATGCAAGCGGTACGCGGAAGACGAATCAAAGTGGAGAGCGCTTTATAACGACGTTAGGAGATGGGCCGAAGAAGACGATGAGTTGAGAGAGCTTCTAGAATCAAATAGAAAGAACACCGACTCAAAGAAGCGCAGTACAGTAAAAGGTGGGAGGCCGAAGAAGGAGAACGCCTCTAATGCAGACTGGCGAGTCAAATTCTGCGAAAAGCTCTTAGAAACAAAATCTCGTGTTGAGGCTTCCACAGTAACTCCTTACTCACCAGACGAAATCTATCAGATGCTGAACGAGGGTTATACTTCGTATGATCCTAAGTTTGCAGAGATGGTCCATTTTGTAGAGATGAGGTTTGTTGCATGGGCTGAGGAAGAGATGTGGCTATCTCTTGCTGATGCTCAGCACCCCAAGGACAGAGCTTGGATAGCAAAAGAAATCCTAAAGGTACGTGATAGGAATAGATGGGGCGACAAGCTTGATGTAAGCGTCAAGGCTACCCACGTTCATACACTTATAGGCAGGGGAGATATGTTAGCACTTGAGGGAGAGCGTAGGGAATTCTTTAAGCGACACCTTGACCAGCCAGCTCTGCCTCCAGCGGATATAGTTGAGGCCGAAGTTGTCGAGTAATCCAACTGGTCTTCATATCCCATCTACCCTGAGCGAGTATAAAGCTCTTTGGGAGTGGATATGTTCTCTTAAGGATGCAAACAGGATGCAAGAATGGGAGTATGTTATGCGGTACTATACGCTGCATGATATGTTCTTCTTGCTTAATTTTGTATCTAGTGATGGCAGAACAATACATTCTCATTACGGAAAGCCCCTATACTGGCATGAATTTTATTTAGAATTCTGCAAGAGAGTACAGCATTATATAGATAATCTTGAGAGCTCTCTAGATGCTAGTGCGCGTAGGGGCGGCAAGTCTACAATAAGAACTAAGCTTGGGTCTATACAGATGGCCCTAAGAAATCCTAACATATCAATTGCAATCTTCTCTGTACAGAAGCAGTTGGCAAAGAAACATGTCAGCGTAATCAAAGAAGAACTGCAAACAAATACCTTGCTAAAGGTTCTATTCCCAGACGTTCTCTTCGACGATCCGCAGATGGCAGCTAAAAACGGAGAAACAATCTGGAGTCTTACAGATGGATTGAGGGTAAAGAGAGACCGAGTAAGAAGCACACAAACTATAGAACATGGAGCATTCTTTGGAGGTGGTCCGACAGGGAGCGGATATGATGTAATACACTTTGATGACTGCGAAAATGAGTCTGTTGTCTCGTCTCAGGACATGTTAACAAAACTGCATGACGCATATTCGTCCGCTGTTAACCTAGCAACACCAGCGGTACTTCCACACCCAGTATTCTTTGTTACAAATACATTCTACCACCCAGAAGGGATAGCCTTCAAAAAGTACAAGGAATATAAAGCAAAAGATGAGAGCCTGGTAAGAATAGAAGCTGGAGAGGATCTTACTCAACCAGGAGACGGCCCAATGGGTGGAACTCCTCAGTATCCATTTACTATAGATATCCTTGAGCAGAAGTTTACTGAGTCTAACAAGGATAACTATGCTATTCAGTACTGCTGTGACTTTAAGACAGGACATGATAGAAACTTTAGAAGAGAGTGGCTATCATTCTATGATGACGACCCACATGATATTATGAAAGGTAAGAACTCATATGTCTGTATTGATGCGTCTAAGGGCGTATACGACCCTATGGGAATACTTGTATGGAGTGTTGGGCTGGATAAGAAGCTTTATCTAAGTGACGGGAGAAGAAAGAAGCTAGACCCAGCATCTCCTGCATTCTTTGACGAGATATTTAATATTTGTACAACTACAATGAATTTCTCAAACAGGCTAGTCCATATACGAGTTGAGCAGATGCATCAGCAAACATGGGCCGAGTTGATTAGGGCAGAATTAAATAGGCGTGGATTATTTATAAATATTATACCGTGCAGGGGCAAGTTAGATAAGGGATCTATTAGAAAGTTCGGAGTAGCCAAGCTTGACAGGGAGTGGCAGCGATGGGCTCCTGCGCTACAGCGCGGGGATATTATACTTCCAAGACCGTCCTCTATGGGTGGCAGGGGCATAATGACACAAGATGAGAATGGCAAGCCATTTGATCTTGTAGACTACTTTCTATCGTTTGAGTATGACCTATTCCCTAGAGCGCCTAACGATGACCTCCTTGACGCTGGGGCATTAATATGGGACCCTGATGCAGATCCTATAGAGTATCCCTCTATCGGTTATAAGAGATATACTCCAGCTACTACTAACACATTTTCATGGATGAGCGCCGGATAAATGGGAAGAAGAAAGAAAATACAAGAAGAGCCGATAGAAGATCAGATAGTAAAAAGAATATCTGAGTATATATCTATAGGCGTTCCGCACTGTGAGCCAGAGCACAAGCGCGTAGAAGAGAATGCGTCGTTTGAGAGGGGCGAGCAGTGGTCAGAGGGCGACGCCCAAAGACAAAAGGCTAGAGAGCGCCCTGCCCTGCCCCTAAACTCTATGCACAAGCTACTCAATGCTGTTGCGAACAGAGAAATCATGGAAAGGTTTAAGCCAAAAGTATTTGCCAGAGGCAGAGAGGACGCCGGTGTAGCAGAGCTTATGGACGTTTCCTCAAGCTGGACAAGAGATATGGCTGAGACTGAGCATGAGGAAACTCTAGCATTTAGGAAGATGTGTTCAAGCGGCTATGGCGTCATGCATAAGTGGTGGGACCCAACGCAACTAGACGGCGACGGAATGTTGGTCGATGAGGAAGTTCCCCTTTGGAACATGCTATGGGACCCATCAGCTAGACGCCAGAATCTAGTAGATAGGCGGTGGCATCTTTGCGGTAAGTATATAGACAAAGAAGATGCTGAGGCAATGTTTGAGGCTGCAGGAAAGTCCGCAAGGAAACTCAAAGTAAAGTCTGGAACATCATTTGATGATGATGAACATTATGGTGGGTATGGCGACACATCGCTACCTGGCGGAACTTGGGGACAAATCAAGAATAACAAGTGGATATCAAGAACTGGGAATGAAGTATTTATAATTGAGGCAGAATGGAAGGAAAGAAAAGCATTCTATAAAGTTGCTTACCCAGTACAATTTGATCAGATGGTTATGGTTGCCTCTGGAGATCCTCAAGCATTTGTTATTGATCCAATGAACCAGCAGCAGGTAGGGGCTCAACAGTACCAGCAGATGGATGAATCCACTCAGTATGAGTTCATGATGGGAATTCTTGCTGAGACAACGATGCAGAAATTTGAAAAGCCAGAGGAGTTTAAACCATTCTTAGATCAGTATGAGGGTTTAACTGGTCAAAAGTTTGATGACTTTGCAAGGTCTTATAGAGATACAGTTCAGTATGCTATACTGTCTGACAATACTCTTATAGATTTTGGAGAGAGACAAGATGGATTCACGTATGAGTTCATGACCGGGTTCCCATATGAAACCTCAGAGATGGTTCAGTTCTATGGGATGGTTGATGTAGCAAAAGCCCCTCAGGACTTTAAGAACGTCTTCTATTCAAATCTTCTTACACTTTATATGACAAGCCCCAAGCAGCACCTCTTAATAGAAGAGGGTGCGCTGAAGGATACGCAGGCATTCTTGAATGAATACTCTAAGGTTACTGGCGCAAGCATAGTGCCTGACGGGTTTATAACTGGCGGCAGATTCCAGTTACTAGAACCACCAAGATTTCCTCCAATGCTTGAGTCTCTTATTAATATCGTTGATGGTTCTGTGCAGGATATATTTGGTCTATCCTCAATTGAGTCTAATACGCAGGGAGACCTTAGGAGAATTTCTGGTAACGTAGTCCAGTCAGCGAAGGCTGCAACAAACACTCTTCTTGCCATACTGTTTGATGGTCTAAGGCGGTATAGAAAGCGCTGGGGGCTACTAACCGCTAAGTGCATAATGACTTACTATGACCCACAGGAGCTCCATAATATTGTTGGAGATGACTATGAGTTCATAGGACAGATGCAGGGCAGAACTTCTTATCTTGATACATGGCCCGCAGATATAAGATTTAATATTAAAATTGATGAAGCACCAACGTCTATCTCCGAGCAGATGGAGACAGTTGACTTCCTAACAAGGACTGGCACCATAGAAAAGTGGGTCGCCGCTGGTCATCTCCCATTTGACGAGGCTCTAGATCTGTTGGTAACTATTCCTAAGGGCACAAGAGAAAGGATAAAACGAGCCAGGAACGAGCAACAGAAGATACAAGAGCAGATGGCTGCTCTGCAGAGGCAAATACAGGATCAGATGGCCCTGCAAGAATCGTTTGTTAAATTTATACAAACCCGTGAAGGAGGTCAACAAATACTTGCAGACTTCTCGCTACTCAATACGATGGCGACGCAGCAAGCGCAAGAAATTGTTAGTAGACAGCAGCAACAAGCGCAAGAGGCGCAACAAACACAACAGCCACAATAAGGAGATATAATGGATTTTGAAGAGTACGACGACGAGAACCCTCAAGACGAGGCGAACACCGACGAAGACGCAATAATTATAGAAGACGATGAAGAAGATTTAAATTATAGAGCACAGGACGCAAGCGAAGTTGAAGATACTAAAGAGACAGAAAAGCAGCATGATGATGGAAAAAAGAAAATTGGTAATCCTTTTGCAGCTCTTCGGATAGCAGAGCGTAACAATAAGATCCTTGCGGATCGGCTAGCACAGATCGTTGAGAGACTTGACAGCAGGCGTGCTGAGCCAGAGATCGAGGAGGAAGAAGAGATAGTAGACGACGAGACTAATCCAATACCAGCTCTTAGCCAGAAGGTTGATAAGCTGCTAAAGGAAACAAAGAAGAGCAAGGAAGAGCAAGAGAAGGACAGGAAACTAAGCGAAGTAAGAGAAGTACTTTCTGTCGCTGATGACAGGATTGCAGAGTTCAGGAGCTCAATAGGCGTTGAAGAGTATAACAATGCTGTTGAGTATGTAGTAAACCTTAAGGTACAAGACTTTGAAGACGTATACCCTGATAAGACTAGAGATGAGATTGAAAATCTAGTAGCTAGGGCGGCAATGGAAGAGAAGTATAACCTAGCCAGGAGCGGAAAGAACCCCGCCCAGGTTATTTATGAATATGCCAAGCGACATGGCTTTAGGCCGCAGAAGGCTAAGTCATCTGAAGATGGCACAACGCAAGTTCGCAAGATAGATCCAAAGCAAACAATCAAGAGGGATAAAGAGCGACAGGATAAATCTAGAACAATCTCTACGACACCTGGTAAAAACGCTAAAACCCCTTCTGTTGATGACTTTGTTGGAATGTCTGAAGATGAGTTTGATGACTACCTAACTCAGCTAGAGAAGGATAAAGGATATAGACGAGGAGGCGGTATGAGAGTTGCGGAGATACTAGACAGTTAAGATATGCCCTTGACTCTAATACGCTTTAAAGTAAAATGTATACTACCCAGAAATGGAGAACTGCCCCGACGCCGGGAGTAAGGTTTCGCAAGCCTTGGAATTGCCGATAAAATAAATTATTACTAATCATTTGTTTTTGGAGAAATGATATGTCCGAACCACTAAGCTTAAGCGACCCAAGGGTAGTTACCGTTTGGGAAAGAAAGCTTGCTCGTGAAGTAAGGGTTCGTGGCGTAATCTTCGATAACAAAACCGGACTTGCAGGAACTTCACCGGCTCACCTCTGTATCTTTGAGGATAGCCTAAAGACTCAGGCAGGTTCTAATGTTGTTAAGAAGCTTAAGTACCAGCTAAACGGCAAGGGCCGCGCTGGAGACAAGCCACTTAAGGGCTACGGCGAGGCGTATAAGACCTCAGTGTTCCGCATCTATGTGGACACTCTTCGTCACTACGTTGAAACCCAGTCCCCAATTATTCAACAGTGGGTTACTGAAGACACGCTCGATGAGGGCGCAGACGGTCTAGCAGATTGGTTCGTTACCAGATATGAATTTGGTGCTCACCTTCATGCAACCGGAACTACCCTTATTACTGAAAACGAGTACACAATAAACAATGCAGTACAGGCAATAAACACAGACTACATTCTCCGTCCAAATGATAAGCCAGCCGGTGGCCTTACGTCTAATGACGTATTCACTGTCGATCTTATCAACGAGGCGGTAATGAAGCTGAAGCTCGCTAGACCTAAGATTCGTCCAGCTCGCACTCCGATGGGTGACAGATTCGTCTGTATCCTATCACCAGAGCAGGTTAGGGATCTCAGGAAGAGTGATAGTGAGTGGTATGCGCTCATGGTCGCAGCCCTTAAGGGTGGCGCTATAAGTGATAACCCAATATTCACTAATGCTCTTGGTGAGTACAATGGTGTCATCTTCATCGAAGCCGACCTTCTACCTCCGGGTATGAATGCCGGTGCAACCGCGTTCCTCGACAAGACTCGTAGGGCGTGGATAGGTGGAGCGTCAGCACTTATGGTCGCGCACGGTAGGGGCTTTACTCCTCCGGGCTTCTCGGCCAATAGGTATCGCTGGGACAGGGAGACCGAAGACTTCGGTCACCAGCACCAGCTAGCCGCAACCACGATTGTCGGTATGTCGCGTCCGCGCTACACCGATCCTCGTGATGGCGTTACCAAAGAAGCAGGCGTTTTCGTTCTGGAGACCTACGCAGATCACAAGTCTGATGGGGCTGCAGTTTATGAACCATGGCTCACCGCTGGTGGCGTCCTAGCATAAGGAGGTAAGATATGGCTGCACAGACATTTACTGCTCCTTCATTCTATGCGTCAGCGGTGCATCTGCCTAATTTCCCTGGCGTTATTGAAAGGTCAATAAGCCTAGACCTAGACACCCTTATAGGTGCCGATGGTACTGCGGCTACTGTCCTTGAGACTAACGACGTTATTAAAGTTTTCAAGCTTCCAGCCAATGCCAAGCTTCTTTATGGCAGGCTTGACTCTGAGGACATAGATAGCGGCACGACCCTCACACTAACACTAAGGGCAACTGATGGTACGACTACAAAGAACTTTATAGTCGCATCAACTGTTGGTCAGGCCGGTGGCTTCACTGACACCAGAGATGCTGCTGGAGTCGGCGTTCAGAATGCCTATAGCGCCAACTCTGCTGTTGGGTATGTTATGCCAGACAACGAGATTGACTGGCGCGTCGAAGTTCTAGCGGCTGCAGGTGCCACTGGTGCTGGCGCAGACAACCTAAGGGTTACTGTTGGTTATACTATGGCAGTTGAAAATGGTGAAGTGAATAGGGTTTTCCCTACTCCTAATCCATAATCCTAACTAACTAGGAGATATAGGGGAGGGGCGGAAGTAAACTCTTCCTCCCTCCCCTAATTTATTATGCCAAATATTCAAACTTTAAATCAGGATATAATCAGGACACTACACCTAGACTCTGACACAATCGGCTCCAAAATAACCGAAGATGTTAAGAGAGAGGTTATAAACGCTATGCGATACTATGAGGGTGAAGCCCCATGGTTCCTTCTCAGAAAGGAAACAATAGACCTAGTATCTGATGTATACAAGTATCCAGTCGAAAAAGAGGTCACTAGTATAGCTAATCGTCCAATCTACATCCCAGACAAATCAGTTCCAGAAGCATCTTGGCCTATTCATCTTACGACATATGATGATGTTGTAGCTGAGCTTACTGGATCAATAGATTTTGATTTTGGTGACAGTACAATAAACACTGGAACGCCGAGAAAGATGGCGTTTGACGCCTCAGAGCATCAGATAATAGTTGCTCCTGTTCCATCTACTGATATATCTCAGATTCAGTTTATTGTTAGTATGGCATCACAGATACCATCATATGAACACGATGGGTCTAGCTGGTATTTCTATGAACCATTATCTACTGAGCCATTGCCTGATACTTTTTCAAACGTTTGGCTAGAGTATGGATATGACCTAATAAAGTATAGAGCCCTGTCGCTCCTTCTTGCTGGAGTATACGGTGGTTCTGACTCCGCTATGAATAAGGCAGGATCATATAATCAATTAGCTGGAGCGGAGCTCTCGAGGCTAAGAGTATTACACAACAGGAAGGTACAAGCTACATATATCCCAAGGGATATTTAATGAAAAGTTTTATCTATCCATTTGACTCCTTGAACCCAGATCTTGGAGATAGGGGCTCATCTGGGTTGCTTGCCGCAATAAATGTAAACCCAGTATCTGGGATGTATTGCCCTGGTCCATCAGTACAAGAGATCAGAGATTTTGCTACATCTGGCCCGACCTCTATAAATAACCAAATAGTGGCAATGTATCCACATGATGAGCTTATTTTTACTGCATGCAGAACCGGGCAAAAACTCTATGGTGGAGATGTTTATGGCATAACAATGAACCAGGAAGAGTATGAGGTTACTCCAGCAAGTGGATGGGATAGTACTCCTGCGGCAGACGAGTGGAATTATGCATTCGCATCATATGGTGATATCCTTGTAGCTGCGGTACCAGATAACAAACTTGTTTATATGAGCGCCTCATCATTTAGATCTACTCCACTAACTACAAACTTTGAATTTGAATCAACATTTGGATCTGGCAAGGTTGCCTCGTCATTCTCCCCAGAGGCTAAACATATAGTAACACATGGAGGGCACCTTGTCGCTGCGGGTATAACTGTTGATTCAACATGGAATAGCCTGGCCGCAGGTACATACGATAACCTTGTGTGGTGGAGCGGATTCGATGACCCTCTCTCATTCGGGGCATATGCGTTTACACCAGAGGTCCTTGGTTCAGACTACAAGTTTTTGTATGATACTCCTGGCGGCGTTACTGGGATGATATCCGCTGGCGACTATCTATTTGTATTTAAAGAAAATTATATATATATAGTAGAAGGCCCTCCGTTTAGATTCCATCTTCTTGCTACTGGCGTTGGCACGTCATGTCCCAACTCGATTATGTTCCACAAAGACTGGGTATATTTTATGACTAGATCTGGCCCGGCAAGGATAAATAGCAATGGAGAATATAACCTTCTATGTGAACAAAAAACAAAGACAACACTAAACGTAACTCAGGGAATGTTTGCTAGCGGGTATGGTGCAGCCCTTTCGCTTGCATCTCATTTTCTATATCCATTCGCCTTTAAAGGATTTAATATACCGTCAACAGAGGCGTTCAGCAAGGTATACACCGCTGTTTCTGAACAGTATAATATAGTTTATTTCTTATACCCAGCGTCACAAAAAGTATATGAAGGACAAGGCGTTGAGACGTTTAGGCTATCTTATACAGTTCTAATGTCATATGATATTGTTACAGGGAATATAGGGTACAGTGTACCTTGGCCCGTAGAACAGACATTTGAGGGTATAGGGTTGGGCACTACTGTTATGGACCCAAAGATACCATGGGAAACAACAGTCCTATATGGAACAAGCCCGTACTATACAAGAGGCACAAGGAATTGTTTTGCGATGACAACTCTTTTGTATAAGCCCGATAAGGGCAAAGCGAAGGATGTTATTATAATTGGCACAAGGAACTGGAACTGGTTTGGAAACTTTACAGAATCTAGTTATGATATGCAATACAATTATCTTGATCCAACGATATTCTATGGGAAAAACTGGAGTATGTATACTAGGACTAACTTTATAACAAAAATTATAAGACCAAGTAAATCAACATCCAGGATAGTAAAGATAAGACCGATAATGCGTATCGGGCATGGATATGATAAGATAAAGTTTAGATGCTATGTGTTATCCTTTTCTGATATTTCCCTATCTGGTCAAGAAATATATAACCATGAAGAGATATGCGAGATGTTCTCTGGCTCAGTATATTACCCGCTAACCCATGATGATTTCTTGTCTACATATGTATTTGATAATAAGGTTGCTATATCGGAGAGTAACCTTTTAACAAAAGATGGTTCTATAATATTTGAAGACTCAAGATTTGCTGATGAACATATTATAATATTTTCGTTTCATACTGGAAAGGATGATCAGATTCTTCTGGTGCCAGTTGGGAAAAGTAAAAGGAACCCTCAATATGAAGAATATATAGCACTTGGAGACAGATCAAAAGCAAACTTTTGCACGACAACCGGAGTAATAGGGCTTGAAGTGTTCTATGATGAGCAAGGGGTTCTATCTAGATAATGCCCATAGAGAAATCATTTTTATACGATATAGGAGAATACAATCCAGACGCTGGTTGGGCTGGTAACTCTGGCATTGGGTGGTTAAATAATATGAACCCAGCAGGAGGGGTATATAATCCAGGACCTGCGATAGCTCAGCCATGGGGAGTTTTCTGGAGAGATATTGGGTCACAGTTATTCTATGACGGAGAATATATGGGTGGCATAATTGTACCAACTCCTGGCTCTGATCATCCCACGTATATATACGCTCTAGCCGGAGGAACTTACGGATATAAAATAGAAAGAAAATTTGTTAAATACAGTGATGGCGGAATAGAAAATGGAGAAGATATAACTCCTACATCTGGGTGGAGTCAAGGAACTGGGCATCAAGAAATAATAGACACTTGGGGTGTTCAGTTCACTACATTTGGTGTTAATGTTTTTTGCACTGATGGTATATCTGGTCTACACAAATATGACTGGACTGCAGCCAGTAACTTTACTATCGCGGCCTTTGATGCAGAGAGCGCAGACCCAATTCCAAAAGTCATTGCATCTCATGGCGGCCACATGATTCTTGGGAATATAAATCTCCCAACGAACTATACTGGTATAAACTCTGGTGAGTATCCAAACCTGTTATGGTGGAGCGAATTTGATGGTCCAGAGAATTATGGAACATTACTTGCTGCACCACAGTTTAAAGGATCTGATTATAAATTCTTATATGATACTCCTGGGGGAATTATTCAAATAGTACCGGCTGGAGATGTTGTCTTCGTCTTTAAAGAGAAAGCGATCTATATCGGAGAGGGTCCTCCGTTTAGATGGAACCTTCTGTCAAGGACAATCGGTACGCAATTTCCTAATTCATGTGCATATTACGCTGGCGCAGTTTACTTCATGTCAGACTCTGGTCCAGCTAGGGTTGGAAGATCTGGAGAGGTTGAGCTATTACTTACAGGAAAGGCACAGAGAACGCTGATTGGAACTGGCGCTCTCTTCACTAATACATAATGGCTACTATAACTATATTCCCAGACTGGGTAGAAAACTTTACTCCAGGAGGAAACTGGAGCTTTGATAATAATCCTCCATGGGATTTTGCTCAGCATATCCAAAATAAAGATTTAGTAAAGGCTCACTTTACTGGTGATGCCACACCGAATCAGGGACTGTTCTGGGCGCATTTTGATAACCCTCCATCGTCACCAGAGCCAGACAGGAATTCTACCCACCTACTGAACATGAGCGTCACAAAGCAGGCTGGTGGATGGTCTGTTGAACCGTATTGGGAAGTGGCTATAGTAGAGGGATACGGTACAACAAATAATTATATCGCAGAGTTCTTTGGTCTTGGATTCGGAACAAATATAAACCTGTATTTTGATGGCACTGCGATTATTGATTATAACAATATAGAGATTGTAGTAACAGTATACACTGACGCTGCAGATGCGGGGAAAAGGATTTCGTTTGATTACGCCGCGATATCGTTTGACCAACTTCCTGATGATCCGATTACACAGGACCCGCCCACTGGTGTAACTGCAAGTAGAGATTTAACAACTGGCATTTACGTTAGTTGGAATAAGCCGTCTGGTGCCGGAGAATACTTAATATATAGAAATCAGTCTGGAGTATTCGATGATGGTGACTACGTATGGACAAACCCTAGCGGCAATGACACAGATTGGTTGGACGATTCTGTAAACCCAAACGAGGACTACTACTATTGGGTTAAGGCCAGAAGCGGCACAGGAGTAGAAAGTGAACCGGCGGCGTCAAACCCTGGGCTCATGCTCCCGCAGGCCGGACTTGTTGTAGCGCCAGCGGCGATAACAGCAGGTACTAGCGCTGAGGGTTTTGTATTAGAATTAACTTCAATAGAATTGATACCAAACGCAGCGTCCGCCAGAACAAGGGCAAAGGCTCCGTTTGAACTAGGTGATAGCGAGGTTGATGGGTTCTTCCAGTGGATGGGCCAGCAGTACTCATATACAAACTATAGCTATAGAAAACGCGATACATATATGGCTGTAGATTCTGCAAATGATTTGATGTATTGGATGTACCCAACGGCTTCTGAGGAACCATTTGTAAAGCAATTACCAAGAGTTATTATGTCTATACATAGACCAACCGGGAAGGTTGGCCTATCTAATCCCATCCCTTGGGTTGCAGTTGTTCCTCCGAAGGAATATGCCGCCTTTAGAAATAAGACAGGATTTGCTATTCATACCGTTCCTTCAATTCCATTTACTGATAGGTATAATACTGTTCTAATTGTTATACCACTTGAGTACAGTACGGAAGACCTATTATCAGACACTGAAGAAGGTCTTAAGGGCCATGCCATGCTTGATGGCCTTATATATACTGGACCAGCATCTAAGTATGCGTCGGCAGAAATAGTAACAAAGTTCTTTAGGCCACCAACAGATACTCCAAATATAATGACAAGGATTACTGGAGTGCGCCCAGTATTTTCACATGGCGATGCAGCTAACCTATCGTTTGGGGCAAAGCTATGGACTAGTTCGACATGGAGAAGAAACGATAATGTATTTGCAGCCAATCCGTCCACTGAATCTAGGCTTATACTTGACGGCAATATAATAATATTTGAGGATAGCAAGTATGGCTTAGAACACTGCGTAGGACTAGACTTTGACACAAACAATGGAAGTGACCAATGGCAAAATGGATATCCATACTATTCTGGTGGCGGCATAGTTGGAATAGAAGTGTTCTATACTGAGCAGGAAAGTGGGTGGAGATAATGCATAATAGCATAAGCAGGATAACAAGAGGTGACAATAGGGATAGGTTTAATGCAAATTTGCTTGAACATTCTCTTTCTTCGCACATGTATAATAGGTGGGTACCAGCAATAGAATTTGATAATGTTACAACAACCACCGCAGCCACTCTTAGTAGCCCTGGCTCTGAACCATTTCAGGGATGGCAGCTTGGGAATCAGTCTAGGTACTCAATAGCTGCTTATGTCCCAAAGCACAGAGAGTGGAGATCTGGCTTAGTTACTATAGTTCCACATATAATGACTCAGGGAACAAGTGGAAATGTTGTTCTTTACTGTGGTATTATTCCATTGGCTTATGGAGATACAATTACAACGTACCCAACTTCTGGTACTGCATATGATAAGGTTATAGCAGCCAGTGCTACTGTGTATGATTTAACTCCAGTCAAAGAAACAACGTACATGTCTAATGGGCTTTGGACAGCACCAGTTGACGATTCAGTTGTTGGTCTTCAAGTCTTTATTGGTAGAAACGGAGCATCAGGATCTGACACTATGACTGGAAATGTTATTGTACTTGGTGCAATGATAAAGTATATTGAGGGTGAAAAATCCATAGGTGAGAACTATGACCCAATTAGGAGGTAGTATGCTCCGCTTGGCAGAGGATAGAGATATCCAAAGTTTAGTACATCTTGCAAAAGGATACCATAAGGAGATATACCCAGACTATGAGTTTGATAGAGATCGTACTGTAATAAATATTACAAATATTGTACACTTAGATAATTCTGTATTACTTGTTTTAGAGGATGATGGAAGGATAGTTGGGTGTATAGGATTCGTCCTTACAACTCCTATATCTGGCGGACCATTTGGGGCAGCAGAGCTCTTCTGGTTTGTAGATAAGGAGCATAGGGGCGGGTCTACAGGAGTAAGGATGTTGGTTGAAGCTGAGCGGTATATGGAGAGTAACTACGATATCAAATATCTAGAGATGACGGCTATGGAAACTTCCATGCCAGATAAGGTTCAAGGCTTTTTAGAGAGGCGTGGGTATACGCCATCTGAGAGGCATTTCCGTAAAGTACTGAATTAATTGAACCCCTCCTTGACCCATGTGTTACTATTAAAATAGATATTGGGAGGACTGTATGGCTGGAGTTACTACAAGTTTACTTATAGCTGGCGGTATCGTTGGGGGTCTAGCCCAGGGATATGGGGCCGCTTCTTCTGCAAAGAAGCAGGCTAAGTTTCAGCAGAAAGAGGCAGATAGGCAGAGAGAATACGAGTACCAGCGGGTACAGAATAAAAGAAATTCTCCTGGGGCTGCTATGGCGCCATGGCTGTTTGATTCAATGCTTGGCGTGTTCAAAGGGAGTATGGCTGGAGGCAAGATAGATTTCAATTTAAATGATGCTCGAATGGCGCTTGGTCTAGTTAATGATAAAGGCGAAAAGGGCGCTCTTTATGGTGGGTATGATGCGTATAGTTCTTGGAAAACTGGAAGAAACAGAGCAAGAAATAGCGGAAAGAACTATTACGCCACTGAAGTATATAATCCTGGGAGAATGTAATGAGCCTATATGAAGACAATATTGGCTATTGGTTAGATCCGGCTAGAAGGGACCCTGCAAATGATCCTACGCTACAGCCTTATCTTGATATGCTTGGTCGCGAGGCAGCTCAAGATCATGCAAGATCTATGTATGATCTTCATGACAGACAAGCAGGGTCGGGCTTACTTGGGACTGGATATTACCAGGGTATGCGAGTCGCTGCTAACGAACAGTTTGATGAGGCGCTACAGGGAACAAAAGCCCAAGTAATATTTGGCCGACTTAGCGAAGCTGAGCAGAATGCACTAAATGCACTGGGTCTAGAAAGCAATAGAGATATAGCAAAGTGGGGAAATGAGACTGCAATCAAAACTGCAAACATTGGGGCGTCTGTGGGGCATGAGGCCAATGCTCTTGCAAGAGCGCAATGGAATGCTAACCAACCATACACAGATCTTATGAATACTATTAATATTCTCAACGGTATAAATGACCTTGGCGGGTATACAGATATGGCTGGATTTGTACCAAATGCTGCCCCGTACTCTGGACCATCTCCGTTTTTGAATGGAGCAATAGGTGCTCTTGGTGGAGGACTACAGGGGTGGGGTACTGCTAAGTCTCTTGGATATGGCAACAAGCCTAACTGGACACCGGCATCATAATGTACTTTCCAACATTCCCATATACTGCATATATGGCTCTAGGCGGGGCGCAACCAGCCCAGTCCAAGAAGCAATCAACTGCCGATAAGTATGGAGTCAAACCTCTAGACTTTGATCCAGAGGGAAATATAGTAATGACACCAGCACAGCGCGCTCGAGGAACCGCTGCGGCTATGGCAGCCCTTGGCGCTGGACTTATGATGGGCGCTAGCACTGCATCTTGGGAAGGTCTCGGGCAGGGAATGGCTCAGGGATTTGCTGGGGCCACAGAAGCAGCAAATAAGAGCAGAGAAGATTATAATGCAAGAAAGATCACAGAGGCACAAGTTCGGTCTAAAGGTGCCCAGGATGAGCTAGCTATAAAGTCTGCAGAGTTTAACTATGATTCTGCTGTCGAAAGTAAACAAAAGCAGGATGAGTATGCAAAGAGAGTTAGAGAAGGAGTAGGGTTTATATTCGATGATATGTACAAGGAGATCGACAAAATTACTGTAGACAGCATCAAGAGTGTAGACCCAAATCCAAAGTATGATGTTGATACAGAGTCTGGCCTAAGCGCATATAAGAACCTTCTTAAGGCTCAGTTACTAACTGCTCGCGCTGGGATAGAAACAGGATATGACGTCCCTGGTGGAATGACTTCGATAGATGCAATCTCTGAGATGCTTCCAAATGTTGCAGCCCTGAAGAGTACGTGGGCTGCTCGTATACAGGGTAGATCTGAGACAGAGAAGAAGAAGACTACAAACGAGGGGACTGTCGGGATAGCCGCCCAGTTTGGAGAGAAGACTTATCTTGATGAGAATGCAGACGTCAAGGTTCTTAATAAGTTCAAGCAGCAGGAATATGACCTAAGATCTGCACAAATAAAGAATGCTAATGCACAGACAAAAGCACTCAAGGCTGGTTCCATACCAAACCAACAGATTCAGGATAATGACATTATCGCTCTTAATGCTAGAATGAATACTAATAGGGAATTGCTTGGTAAGAGTGCTGGGTCTCTAACAAATACAGCAATGACTGTTGGGGCAAATCTTAAGAATCTGTTCCCAGCGTTTTCTGAGAGCGGAGCTACCGACATTGATCTTCTGAGGCAACTTGCCACACCTGATTCTGCTGTTGCTAAGGCGTTCTCTACGTCTGGTAAAGAGGGTAATTATCGTACTCTACTACAAGAGGCCGGTAGACTAATGGGCATAGATCAAAGTAATATACCACCTCGTGATATTGGTATATTACAAACGGCTCTTCGCAAGAAGATAGAAGAAGCAGAAGGTGTATTTAATAGGCTTGGAATAGTTAAGGATAAAACAACAGGACAATATAATATTGAT